ATAACTGCCTTGCGTGTGTCGCCATCAATAGCAATTTTCGCCTGTGATGATAACATAGCTTTGACCGCAGGTAAAAATGGTGTGGCAACACCAGCCTTAACTAATGCGTCTGTCAAACCATTATCTAAAAGCAATTTAGATGTAAACCCACTTTCTGAATCTAATGCGGCTTTAGTTTGCTCAAATGCTTTTTGCTGATCTTTTATTGTTTTTTGTGATGCCGTTAGATTGTTTTCTAACTCATCAATTTTGTTTTGTAGTTTATCCAATTCCGCTGGATCTATTTGCTTTCCTTTTCGTGCCTCTTTCAGCTCTGCTAAAAGTTCACCGTTTTTCTTTGCAAGTCCGCTTGTTGCTTCATCAACTGCGGCTTTAATTTGCTCTGCAATACTTAATTCTTCTGACATATAACCCTCTGGGTTGTGGTTGACGGCTCTGCCATCGTTAATAAAATCTAAATTGCGTCTTTAATAATTTCAATCGCTGTATCTTGTGGGATTTCACGGATATTTTCAACGTGTTCTGCCGCACCGATAATGTCACCGTGTGAAATATCATCAACTGCATTTGTTGCTTCATCGACTGCTTTTTTAGCACCGTCTGAAACCTTATGAACAATATTATCAAAAAATGACATGACTATTTCCTTGCAAATTAAGGTGTGCCGCTGATGAAAGGTGTAACACCAACGACACTAGAATAAACACATGGCGAGTGTTTGTCGCATTTATACAGCATAAGATAATAAACATCAATTAAAAAAAATAAACACCTTGAAAATATTTTAACTAACTAATTGATTTATAAATGTTCAGCTGTCAAGGATTACTTGACTACTGGTTTATTTCTCAATTTTCTTTAATTGTTCAAGTGTGTAAGTATGACCGCTTGCATCAACAAACCTATCTAATGGCGTTCCATCACGAAATAATTGCGCTTTTTCTTTTCCAAGCACTTCATCTTGAAACGCCTCTGGTTTTTTCTTTAGCCATGTTTGATAAGTTTCGGTTTGCGCAACTTGCCCATCCATCGATGCGCGTGTGCGACCATCAGGGTTTTTAATGCCTAACGCTTGCCATGATTTTAAAACGCTGACCATTGCCGATCTACATCTAAAATGTGCAGGAGGTCTAACGCCACTATCAAGCGGATAGACTTTACCGTCACGCGCTTGGCATATTGAAGTAGTCCGACCATCGAGTGTGCTTACCCATTGCAATCCGCTAAACAAATCATTATTGTTTTGATAAAACTCATCACGCGCTGTATTGGTGGCGTGTGCCATTGCAGTTGATACCAATGCCTGCGTTTGACGTGCGTTAAGTGAGTTAATGCCATCAGTGTATTGCAGTGCTTTCGTGCCGGTGATACGCTTAACCACGTCACTGTAAGATTGCCCTTCAACTAAGCCGATACGCACAGCGTCCTGTATGCGCGTGTAACTATCTTGATCTAATTTATCAATCCATTCTTTGATCAGTTTTCCCTGCAGCGGTTTTGATTCAATCGCAGCAAATAACGTCACAGGCGCAACCGCTACCATATCAAGCACAACAGGCGTTGAATCATCAATAGCTTTGATTTGCCATTCTTGTTCGTAAACTGCCGCGTCTTTCATGTTACTAATTAACTCTTTACCGGCTAAATCATAACCTTCATTTAAAATCGCCCGCACTGATTCCAAACGCGCGTCAATCTGTGGAATTGTCATTTGGTTATCAAGGTCGAGCGTTTTTAATTGCTTTACTAAATCCTTTTCAACAACACGCAACAAGTCCATGACCTTTTTACTTGTTGATGAATAATATCGCTGCAAATAAATTTCATGTGCAATCGTTTTATCGCGCAGTTGCGTGTTTGCTGATTCTTCCATTACATTAACCCACCAGTAGCAGGCATAACTGCAATGCGCTCCATCTCATCATCAAACGATACGTCCTGCGTGATAATGTCACCAGCGACAAGGTTATCGAATAAAGTTTGATGTGAAATAGCTCCGCTTTGCCAACTTTTAACTAAACTATCCAAGTCCTGAGCTGTCATTGAGTTTGGAATAAAATCACGGTTTAGCTCAACTTTAACATCACCAGTTACGCCCGACCAATCGCGCAAATACTCCATGACGTGCGTCAATCCAATGCTAATTGATTGTGAAATTGAAGCAAGTACGCTATTTTCACTTGAGCGGTGAATATTAGCCGTTTGCGCTGATTCTGCTGCGCGTTTTTCAGGTGCTAAGATTCGCGCTCCAAGCGTTGCCATCATTGCTTCTTTTGATCGCAATGCTTCACGCAATTCGCCTAAGCCTTGCCCTGTAAATTCAAGATAAAATGCTTTTGATTGCGGGTCTGGCAATAACCATGCCGTGCCGCTACCGATACGAAGTGACGCGCTTTTATCGTCTGAATAATAGCCTGTCACAACGGGTGTTGGTAGTCCAGTAAAGTGCAAGCCATGTTCATAATCGGCTGTGGTTCTGTAATGCGATAAATTCACATCGACAAGATCAAGCAATGGAGGTTTATCCACGCATGGTGAATTGTCACGCACGCCAAAAAACTCAAACGGTATTTTGTTTAATGCTTTGCCGTTTATTTGTGGGTAAATTTCATCCACTAAAATAAACTCACCGCGTTTGTCTTTTCTGAAAACACGTTGACGATAAATTCCACCATCGCCTAAATCAAGAACGCGCCATTGCGGTTCGCATTTAGATTCAAACTCATCAACTGCAATCTCGTTTTCTTCTTCAAGCACAACAAGCGTTACCTGTTCAACGTTGTTAATACGTCCAGTTTTCCAATTAATGATTGATTCGGCATTGTACATTGTTGCGTAAGGTCTTGCGCCTTGTGCTTGTGCTTGGGCTAATGTAACCGCATTTATAATAGGCGGAAAATCGACAAGCACGGCACAACGTCCAATGGTGATAACTTCTTCGCTAATGATTTCAGCAAATTGATGCAGTGATAACCCGCCCATTGTCACGTCTGCAATAATATTATCCATTGCTGCAGGTGCTGTGATGACTTCGGGTTTTAGGAATAGCATGCCCGTTAAGCCGTCAATCGTTCTTGCTGTAGCGTTGTAATATAACGCGCGTTGTTTGTAAGCGTAATATTCAGCGTCATTTTGACCGCTTAGGCGTGGAAGGTATTTAATACCATATTCGTGGATCTCGTCTTGCCCTTCTGCTGCGTGTTCGCATCGTTTCCACTGCTCATAATATTCGTGATACTCGCTGTGTTTTGTATCGACTGCCATTTTTAAATTCCTGTAATTGCTGCAAATGTTGGTCTATTGTGCAGTACCGGATATTTGAACGCAATAAAATATCCACTGCTATCAACCCAATCATCAATGGCTGGGTGAGCTGTAAACTTTTCTGGCTCTAATTTATCATCATAGCCTTGAGTTTCAAGCGCATTGGTTAAGTTTGGGCATTTATCTGTGTTAATAAATAACTTATGGTGTGAAAGCAATCCATTATACGCGTTAATTCTATCCCGTACTGCTGGATTAGCTGGATTATATTGCAGTTGATAACCTGCTTGTCTAATCATGCCAATATCAGATTGGCTTGAATTTGTTTTTCCTGCTTTGCCGCTTGCGTCAGGATAAACGATTATTTTTCTATCACCATAACGCGTTAAATTATTAATAAAGTCTTGCGTATCATGCGAAACAAATTCGTCAACAGCGATAGGAATATTATTATCAATGACAAAAGTAACAGCACAACAACCACCAATATTGAAATCAATTGAAACATGAATGAATGTATCGCGTTCATTTAGTTCTCGCTGTGTGTGGTGTCGCTTACGATCAAAGAAATGATAAACCTTGTTTTTATTTAGTGATACAAAATCACCAAGCAAATAAAGTTCGGCTAATATTGGGTCGTAGTTTGCTAAAATCTGCTCTGCATAATCTTTAGGTAAAAAAGGGTTGCTATAGGTGCTTGCCTTGTATAAAACATAGCCTTTTTGCTGTAGCTTTACCCATTTATGATAAACAAACCCATTGATTCCATTATCAGGTGTTGTCACCACGCCAATAGTATTTTTACCGTCAAACTTTTGCCGTGTTCTTTCTGTAATTTTTCGCCATACTAAAGCCGCTTTATCCATTGGCAATGTATCAATTTCATCAACGATTGAGTGAGCTACTTCAAAAGATACAATTTTAGACGGGTTATCATAACTGCGAAAAATAATAAAACCATAGCCAGCGACGTCAATTTTAAATTCTGATTTATTGACATGGAATTTTAAACCCATCATTGCTAAATCTTCTTCAACTCCGGGCATTGCTCTTAACCGTAATAAATCATAAGTTGGTAAAAATATACCAACGTTTACGCCTTTATTTTGAAGAAGTAATAACACCGCCCGCATTGTTCCTGCTCGTGTTTTTCCGCTACCCAATCCACCAACAATAGCTGGATAAGGTTCTTCAGAAAACACAAATTGTCTCTGCGGTAGCGTTAAAGGTATATCTGGCATTAAAGCTCCATTTCTTCGGCTTTAATAATGTGAATTTTTATAGGCGTTGTATCTTGCAGATTAGTGTTAACCGTCATCGGCAACACTTTACCAACCAACGTTAAAAATGCCGTTGGGTTTTCATCAGCTTGCCTTGCTAAATAAGCCTGCCCTCCAACTTCATCTAACGCCCCTAGAATCATCTCTTTTAATTCTTTGGTAACTTTGTTAGGTACGCCTTTAACACGTCCTACGCCCCTATTTCCTGCCTTTTTTTCCATATTTCCCCCTACTGTGCGGAAACCCTATAAGGTATTTTAGCTTTTAAGCACATTCTAACCATTGCCAATATTGTCGGTTTTAACTCAACTGGTTCATTGGCAAATTTTAAACGATTTAAAACAGCGTTTTCGCCTTTTGTTACCGCATATAAATTTTCAATATTAAAATTTTGTTTGTCGTTATCATAAAACCTGACAATCGTTTCACCTGTTATTTCGCCATAATGCTGTGCATAAATCAATCGATGCTTTAATTTCCAACAATGGTGTTTGTTGCCACCTTCAGAAACTTTAACATAAATATAACCATCTCTATCTATTCTTTCATCGCCAATTTGTCTAGTTCTATAACCAGTATGACCTTTTTTAAATCTGCTTTCCGATTCCCCATTGACGCCTTTTAATCCTTTATTCCAAGGCGTAAACCCTTTTTCAAACTGCCCGCTGTTCATTTTAAAATAGCAGGTAGCTCTTTGCGTTCTGGGATGTCATTGATGCGTGTTTGTGCATCAAGGACTAAACGTGCATTATCCACGATTGTACGCGCAATAATCGTCAAACTTTTTGAGCGTTCTGCTTCAAAAGCAAGTTGTTCAACGCTTAATGATTCTTCGCTCAATCTTTCCATTTGAGCAAATAAATGATTGTTTAAATCTGTCAGTGTATTTTTCATTCTTGTTCCTGTTTAAGTTAACCATCAAGTAATTAAACCATAACACACCGAAGAAGCGTTGCAAGAAACACGATGCGATAACTGCTCCCGTCTTTTTTTCGTGCGAGAGGACACGCGTTAGGGTTTAATTCTTCATGGTTAAAAAACCACCACGCCATAAACTGCAATGAGTGGTGGCCGTGTTTTGGTTGATAATAATCTCAGTATTCGTTGGCGTACTTTCAGCCAATCCCAAGTCTCCTATTTCTGAGCGTCGTGCCATTACCGGTGCGCTATGCGCGTACTATCAAGTCATAGCATCTAAGCCTGCCTTGGCACTTATAACACATAAGCTCAAACGCTATGCTTGATAGTGCTTGTCTTTCCAAGCTGTCACCAACCAACCCAGTTATTGATAAATCGCCATAAAGTGATTTCTGAGTTGGTTGGTTAAAAAGATTATATTCTAAAAAGTAAAAAAATGTAAATAATAATTTACCATTGTTTTTTTAAAAGGTAACAGTTGCAAATTTTATCTGTTACCTTCCTAAAACCTATGCAGTTATTGGGCTTAAGTGTGTTTTTATATCAAAAAGGTAACAGATAAAAATTTAATTTACCTCTCCAACATTTTTATAATAAATTTATAATTTATAATTTATTCTATAGACTTATTATTATCTGTTACCTGTTACCTTTGGTCTAATAAACATATATAAATAGCGGACTGCAATAGGTAACAGATAGATTTTTATCTGTTACCTTTTAGGCTTTATCTGTTACCTTTTTAAAAATCATCATCAACTGCAAGCGTTTCATTGAGCAACTGCCTGCAACGTTCCGCATCTAAATCACGCGATCTTTTTACCCAAACTCGATGCGGTTTACCTTGCCACTTTACCTGCTTATCAAATTTCATATATCCTAAACCTTCTAAAATACGTCTAATGGTCTTGGTGTTTAACTCTGGAAATTCATAGTCACTAAAACTATTTGCTCCCATTGCACTGGTAAGCGCAGAGCTGGAAATAATACTATCGCTATACCCAACACCGCCTTTTTGTATAAACGTATTTAAATCGCAAATCTCTGCGCCTTTTTCAGCACTAATCATTGATAGTTTTTCTGCTGTCAATGGCGCGTGTCCATAAGGCTTAAAATCCTCACTGATTTTAAAATCAAGAAAAAAGCGTCTAATTGAACCGCCATGATATGTAATAGCGTTTTTTAATTTATCAAAATACTCATATATGTCGCCAACATCGCGTTCCATATCTTGACGATTTAAGTAAGGCGCAAAAATAACCCACCATCTTCTATCGTGGTCATTAAGAGGCAAAGCGTCACGGTGATTTGTAAAAGCAATGTAATTAGTTACGTTCACAATAGAATAGTTATCCCTATTCATACGTCTAATGTCTATTGTGGCGTTGGTTATCATCGGCTTTATGGTATCTAGTACATCAAAACGATTATGTCCAGCCACGCGCAATTCTTCAAGAACAACAACGCAACTCCCCTCTGCCCAGCCGGTAAACTTGTCCTGAAGTGCTGTAGGTGGCAGCGGTTTTACGTTACGCCCACCAAGGCAACACGCGATAACCTCAGCAATGGTGCTTTTTCCATCCCCCTCAAAACCTTGAATCAAAGGTGCAAAATTAATTTTTTTGCCAATGTTTTGAGTGTTGTACGCAATAAAATCAAGCAAAAAACGCGTTTCTTTTTCACGTTTTCCGCAAATATTTCTAATATGCTTAATAACTAAATCAACAGCTAATTTTCCGTCATCGCTTATTTTATATTCTGCTTGTGGTAAACTATCAACCGAAAAAGCGTTAACGCATTCAAGACCTTCATGTGGAAAAAACTGCAAATTTTGAGGCATATAAATTGCTCGGCTAAAGCACTTTATAAAATTATTGTTTAACGCAAAATTTGCAGCCCCTCTGCTTGCTCCTTCATCTTCGCCATTATCTAAAATTTCCCTTGTGTAATTAGCATCAAACGATTGCTTACTAATTTCTTCTTTTGTGTATAAATGATAAAACTTATCACGATCATTAAGCCAAACCCATGGCAAACAAAAAGCAGGGGTTTCTGGTGATAATTGACGCAACTTTGTTGGTGTTAGTAGTTTTCTTGCAATGCCAACAGATATAATTACATTACCTAAAATTTTAAAACGATTGCGCCATTCACCAATAATGGTTTCACGCCCAATAGCAGATAAATTTAAATCACTTCGTATAGTATCAGCAACAACACCTTCCATATCCGTTACATTTGAACAGCTTGAAATTAATTGTGAAAGCGTTTGTGATGACTGAATACTGAGCGCGGTGGCATTGCGTTTTCTTACCTTATTTGCTTCATAACGCAGAGATGCAACAGTTAATTTTTTTTCACTAGTATCGCGCAAACCGTCCCAAACTTTTACCGTGCAAGCGTCTGGATGCTCAGGACAAGCTGACCATTCTCGCCACAAAACATAGCCTTTATCATAATCCCAACGCTTTAACATAAAGCCAACATGAACCCAGTCATCATGTTGGGTTTTATCCCACTTTTCTTGTATAACTAAATCAGCTCTTATGCCTTCGATTTCATCTTCTATTTGAAATTCTTTAAAATCATCTTCTTCATCGTCAATAACACCAACAACTACTGGCAATACTTTCTGCACGTTGTCAGGCGTAAACCCATCAAACGTCACATCATGCGCCCCGAATTTCTCAAGCATCGGCTTAAGTGATACAAGCCACGCACGAACCTGCTTAACATTAACGCTTGGCAATTCATCAACTTTGGTGTTGATTGGCTCGTCACCTGCGTTTAAATCCCATACATAAGGCTTTTTAGTATCTGGGTGTGTGCCATACGCAATAAACTGTTGACCGTTTGCAAGAATCTCAATAGCTGGGTTTTCCAGTCCATCAAACTTAAATTTTATTTTGTGCTTAGTCATTGCTTCATTAATTCTAATCAGCATCAAGCATTTAGGCTTATTGCCAAACCGAACAGGCGCAAAGCCAAAAGCCGATTGCGCACTAGCCAGAACGCTTTTAGCCATGTCCTCGTTTAATATATCAATATCAATAGCGATTAAACGATCACCCAGCACGATACCGACATTTTTATCAGCCGCATATTTCTTCCAAGACGGGTCATTTTCTCGATGTTGCCAACCGTTGCCAAGTGGTCGCTTACCATTTGCTGGCGTAATGGTGTAACCGTTTTTATCTAAATCATCATAAACGCTACTTAACATTTTTTAATCCTTTTTTAATTTTGTTATAGGTAAATAGCGTCACGTTGTCGGTTTTGCCGTTCTTGATGTTGTAGATGGTCATAAAACTGACATGACATAGCGCAGCTATCTTGCGCAATGCTATCCCGTCATGCTGTTTGAGTAAGTCTTGAAGCTCATTTATAAAATCTTGCATTTTTTCTTTACCTTTTGTTGTTTATGTTGTAAATTATATTTTACATTATAACAAACTTTTTTAAAAGCAACGGAGTTATTTTATGAACAAAGAAGAATTATCAATCAGAACCGCGTCAATATTGCGCTTGCAGCTTGAGTATGACCAACTAATCATTAAAGCAGAGTTTCTGCAAACGCTGATTATTAAAGAGCGTTTTGCGCTTGAATCAATTAACAATCCGACTATTGAGGAGCATTTGGGCGTTGATGTTGTGGCGGTGGATAATACGCCACCACAGCCGCAAACGCAAAAACGTAAACAGGTAGCAGTTGAAAGTGAAGAAACGCTAGAAGGCGTAAAAGATTGCCTGAAGCAACTGAGCATTAAAACAAACAGCCGTAAAATATCACTGGAAATATTGCGCAAGTTTAACGTCGAAAAAACGGTTGATTTAGATCCGCGTGATTATGGCAGAGTTTGCAGGATGGCAGTTGAAGCTTTAAACGAAATGTTAAAGGCTAAAAAAAATGACAACTAAACACGCAAAATTAGGCGCATCATCGAGTGAACGCTGGATTAACTGCCCAGCGTCAGTTCGTATGTGTGAGAACCTGCCAAACACGTCCTCTACATTTGCTGCTGAAGGAACAGCTGCGCATGAGCTTTCCGAAAAATGCTTAATGACAGCTAAACCCGCAGCGCATTATTTTGGATTAAAATTTAATGGTTTTGTCGTAACAGATGACATGGCTATGCACGTTCAAAAATACGTTGATTATGTTAACGCTGTTGGTGGCGTGTTGCTATTTGAGCAACGTGTGGACTTTAGCCGTTGGGTGCATGAAGGATTTGGAACGGCTGACGCAATTGTTATTGATGAAAGCAATAAAACCATTCATGTTATTGATTTGAAATATGGCAAAGGCGTTGCTGTGTATGCGCGGCATAACACACAGGCGCAACTTTACGCGCTGGGTGCGTATGATTTATTTGCCCATATTTATGATGTTGAGTACATAAAAATGCACATTCACCAGCCACGCATTGATAACGTAACGAGCTGGGAAATTACAGTTGATGAATTGCTTGCGTTTGGAGATGAAGTAAAACTACGAGCTGAAGCAACACTTGATGTTAATGCGCCATTTAATCCAACTGAAAAAGGCTGTATGTGGTGCGCAGCTAAACCCACTTGCGCAGCATTAGCACAAAAAACGTTTGAGGTTGTCACGTCTGATTTTGAAATAACAAATGAACCGCAATTACTTGCGGTTGAGAGTTTAACGCCTGAGCAGATTGCGCAAATACTCCCTAATTTGCCATTGATTGAATCATGGATTAAGAGCGTAAAAGAACACGCTTATGATTTGGCTAATGCAGATCAGCTCAAAGGCTATAAACTGGTAGCTGGCAGAAACTCACGCAAGTGGAACGCTGACGATGATGCAATTAAAAGCGCATTAACTGCTATGAATATCAACCCAATTAAAAGCGAATTAATTAGTGTTGCGCAGGCTGAAAAACTAATCAGCAAAGAAGATAAGCCAATGTTTTCAAACCTTTACGCAACACTATCAGGAAGTCCAACACTTGCAACTATTGACGATAAACGCCCAGAATTAAAAAATGTGCTTGACGATTTTGATTAATGTAAATTATAATTTACACGCCTTAACAGTAAGGCAATAAATTCTTAAATTTCTAAATTAATAAAAGGAAAAATATCATGGCTGCAATTATGTTAAAAAACGTTCGTCTTTCTTTTGCTTCACTATTTGAATATGAAGAATACAACCAAGAAAGCACCGGCAAATATGCCGCAACGTTTCTCCTCGATAAATCTCAACACGCTGACACCATCAAATTGATTGAAAAAACAATTGCTGATTTTGCCGTTGAAAAGTTTGGCGCAGGTAAAGTGCCTAAACTTTACAAACAGCCGTTAATGGACGGTGATATGCAAGATTATGACGGTTATGCAGGGTGTATGAGCATCAAAGGGTCAACAAAAAAACGCCCTATTGTTATTGACCAACAAAAGGTCACACTCACCAAAGAAGATGAACGCATTTTTAGCGGTGATTATGTCAATGCTAAAATTGACTTTTGGTTTCAAGATAACTCATATGGCAAACGCATTAACTGTAATTTGATCGCAGTGCAGTTATTTAAACAAGGTGAACGGTTTGGCGGTGGTGATGCGTCAGTCGATGACTTTGATTCTTATGATGAAAATGACGATGATTTTTAATTGATGTTTATTTGATGGTTATTTGATTTTAACCAACTGTCAAGTAATCCTTGATAGTTGGTTTTTTTATAAAAAAACTTATAGGTAAAAAAAATGTTTAAAATTTTAGAAGAATTAAAAAAAGAAAAACCGTCTCAAGATGTAATACAAAATTTAATTAGAGATGAGCTTAGCCTTGATAATGAAAGTCATTATTGCTGGATTGCTGATAACAGAAAGCAATTTTGTTTGTCGACAAGTAGACATAGAAAAGGTTTAGCGTTTGAAATGTCTGGTTATGGACACGGATGTCATGAATATAATCAATATTTATTGAACTACTTTGTAGACGGATTAGATTTATCCAAAAATATGCGTTTTTTCTCTTTAGATTTTTATAAAGGAGGTTGTGAATTTATTTATGAATATTGGGAAGGGCATAATCCAACATATGTAAATGCAGAAATTAAACATTTTGGAGGAGAGTCAACATCAACCATTATTTATAAAATCATAGAAATATGTTTAATCAACAATAAGCCAAAACACGATAGAAGACGGAGTTAAAAATGGTAGAAAAAGAAATTGAACAATACTTGTGCAAACAAGTAAAAGAGCTTGGTGGCTTGTGTGAAAAGTTTACGTCACCGGCTAATCGTAGTGTGCCTGATAGATTAGTCACACTACCGCATGGGTTGATGTTGCTTGTTGAATTAAAAGCCAATGGCGAATCACCAACAAAAGCTCAACTACATGACCATGCAACAAGATTTAAATTAGGTGTGCAGGTAAATGTTTTATCATCTAAAGATGAAGTAGATAAATTTATTTTTGATTGCAAGGAGTTCATTGACCATGAAAATTGATGAAAGTTTTAAAAATTATTT